ACATTGACAGAGCGACAAAAGACGAGCGAAGATGATATTGATTTGAAGACGAATGATTTAAGTAAGATAGACGGAATAACACCGGTCACGACGGATGAGAACCTTTATGAGATATCCACACTGAAAGAGAAGATTAATACACAGATATTGATGGCGATTAAGGAATCGGCGGTGGACTGTTCTCTTTATGCGGGGAAAAATCCAGATGAACCTATGGTATGTTATGGATTCGGAAAAGTGGAATCGGATCATTTCGGATCGTATCCATCATTTGAACAGGACCGTGGCCAAAAGACGGATTTGAATGCAAGGGTAATAGAATGGGAGGCGGAAGAATTGACGATTGGTAACATTACTTATGCATTGAATAGAGAGACGAATGAGCTATATGATTATTTGAGCTATTTAGGTGCGAAGAAAAATGGCACAGAACCTATCTTATTGGGGCGAATGAGAAGGGAAGGTACGGGATTTCGTGTGGATCCCGCATAAATTGGAGTAGGACCCCCCCCCCCTTTCCAAGAATCGTTACAAATATATCGCACCAATATATTTGTAATTACAAATGTATATATACAGATATATACAAAGACATTGAATTCATGCAAAATGATATTTATAGCTGTCCAGATTTTATCAAACAATTTAATGATAAAAAACAATGCATAAAACCTAAAAAATTCAATAATTTGTTTGTATTATTCGCTGATATTGTTGGATTTACGACTATGGTAAATAAACATAAACAAAACGCCGATTCTTTATTTGAAATATATAATTTATTACATGCCATTTTTACCGATTTTGATTTATTATGTGATAAATTCGCCATACATAAAGTGGAAACCATTGGGGATTGTTATATGGCGATTTCAGGATTATATGATGAAAACGAGAATCATGAAAATATCATCTTTTTTGCCCTGGCTCTTTTGGGTATCGTCAATGAAAAGTACAAAGATATAAAAATTCGCATTGGCATTGCTTATGGTGATTGTATCATGGGGATGTTGGGCTTGAATAATACGAAGGTTTCCTTTCTAGGCAATTGCATTAATTATGCCAGCCGTTTACAAAATTTTGCGAATGATAATTCCATCGTCATTTGTGAAGATAGTTATGAATTATTGAATGGCGGACCATGGAAGTTTCAACAAAAACAGGCCGATATCAAGGGAATCGGGAATAAAAACACATATGAATTATTATATCATTCGGACAATGTAAGCGTCACTTATAATGCCAGCGACGCTAAAAAACAACATGTACCCGAATTTCAATTCAAGAGAACCATTCTCATAGTGGATGATTCGCCAGTCATACTAAAAATAATGAAAAATGAATTTATGAATCATTATAACATCAATGTAGATACATGTGATAATCTGCAAGATATGATAGATAAACTAAATCATTACTATTACGACGCAATTTTGTTAGACAATTTTTTTGATAATTCTACGAAAACTGGACTGGAAGTGGCTGTAGAACTTGATTTAGTGGCAAATACTTTTTTATGTATTTTTTCCGGAAATAAATTAGAGGTGAGAGAACCTCATCTTTTTATTCAAAAACCATGGAAAAAATCGGATTATGAAGTCTTCCTTTCCAAAATTGAACTCAATTCGCGAATCCATATTTTATAATAAACAAATATGACAACTACCATTCCAAATGAGGTTATTGCAAAGATCGTGGGGTATGTATCAAACCACACAGGATTTGATTATCGGTTCTGTCGTTATAGAAAAACATGGAGGTTTGTCTATAACAAAAATAATAAAATCGCAAGATTGTTAAACAATTTGGTTGAGAACAAATGGTGCGTCCGTCGGTTTTATGATATGTCAGAAGCAAAAAACAAGGCGCTGGAATCTTTGCCCAATTTTACACATTTTAAATATGGATATATGGGGATTATCTATTATACGCCTTTGAAACCTACTAAAAATGCAAATCCGAGTGTGAGAGTAAATATGTTTACTACGGTAAATGGAGACACAGTAATCAATTTATACAAAAATGGCTCTACAGTTGAATATCTTTTCCATAAAATAACGATTTACTATGATTGTATCAAGCACGGATAGAGATTTACAGCCGGTCAAACAGCCTCTTCCATACCCACATTCGCTCTAAGGCACGCGTGTACAATACCAACGATTCTTTGCGAGAAAAATCACTAAAAAACAGACCATCTTCATTATGGCGAAGAACCCGTTCAATAAAAATCGCCTTGGCATTTTGATACGCCTTTTCAATATCCCCCCCAGTAAGACGTATATTGTAAATCATTGCGCGGTCAAAATCATAAGCCGTCAACAAATCGGCCTCACGGACAATATGATAAGCAGATTGATAAATACCTAAATCGGGAAAGCCCTGTTTTTTCACTGTTGAATATGAAATTGTGGTGACAATCTTAGAAACAACCTCTATTTCTTCTCTGGGTATCTTGCTTGTCAAAAACGCCTCCAATTGTTTCACACCCTCGGTCTCATTCATATATTTTTTATCACACATGTCATGTAAAATGGCCGATGTATAAATGATGCGTTCATGCGGTTTTATCCAAGGCTTTTTAACCACTTCATCTTCAAAAATACGATTGGCGTAATTCAGAATATTCATACTATGTGAAACTCCGTGTGATTCATCTATGTTGTGCTTGGCAGAAATCGTCAAGACGAAATTAAAAAGTTTCGTAATTAACCGCATCTTTACATATATAAACCCCTTATTTTTATACTATTTATGCCACCAATAATTCAATAATTCATAAAACGACACATCCATGAAGCGCTTTTCCCTTTCAATACATTCCCCGTCATACATGTACTCTGTGCAATGTTTAAAATAGTGTATAAACAAGCAACCATCGTATTTTCCTGGACCTATGCATTTTACCTCGCGTGATTTATGTATAGAAATCATTATTGAAACATCCCCCTTGTCTATACTTTTTATCCATGTATATTCCGCGCTTTTTTCGGAATTATCTATAAAATTTGCATCAAATATTGACTTCAAAATCATACGAACCTTTGTAAGGTTCTCTTCATCATCCAGAAAATCGGTCTTTAATAATTCTAACCATGCCACTCTACATGATTCTATATTGGGTATTCTAACAGCATTTCCGAAATCAATGATCATGGTGAACCTGCGTATTTCATCCATCAGTACATTTTCAGTATGATAATCACCCTGTGAATAACCAGTATCAATGGCCAACCGTAATAAATCGTACCTGGCGATATTATATAACCATTTCAACCGCGTAGAATGTAGGGAAAGTGACAGACTATCGTATTTATTTATAGTTTCATTTCCAGGAATAGTGCGAATTTCATCATTGATAATTGGTTTCACTATACGACAATATACTCGGTAATCGGGTACAATATATTCCATGGCCATGAGACCCAGTGAAATAATACATCCCGGATGTCTTTTTACGAGAAACCGAAACAGCGCGTTTATTTTATAAATCGCATCCTTGTCACTATTCTTCGCCGTATTCTGTAATAATTTGGGATAAAGACACCGATAATTCCAACTATCATAATGATATTTATTAGAATATAGTAAAATAGGCGTATTACGATGTAACTTTTGAATTCCTCTTTCTGACGTATTCAGCATTGTCTCTACTTCATTTTTGAAATTCTTGGTAGTGTCGCACCTTTTCAATATAGGCTCTAGCTTTTTCGTTTGAAATAACCATTCAACCATCGGTTTACCGTCGGTGTCAATAATTGGATCTGATAGTAATACGAGTTTAATAACAATAATAGTAACATTGGACAAATCGCCGTCACTATCAAGATAGAAATATGGCGACCAGTTTTCGTGCTTTTTGAAAATACATTTAAAGATAACTCCATACGCAGAGTCGTGACTTAACAATTCTATTTTACTATTTTTGATAAAATAGTAAAAGGCATCGGATGGAGAACCACGAGGCCGATTTGTTTCACGTTCGGTTTTGATGAAAATGTACTGATTCAAATATGTCATTTCTTATAAAAATTAGAAAGAAAGGAATGAATAAGAAAAGAATGATGGGTTTATTTCAATTTTCGGCAGCAATAGTAAAAGATTCGCTTGTTTGCGAAAGAATATCCACAATTTTTTTCATTTGTTTCGCATCTAAATTGCGATCGCCGTTATTGTTTCTATAAAAAATAACATCATTGGTTGCAATATACTCATCCACTGCATTGTCGGTTTTGGATAAATCGGGTATCATATGCCATTTTCCTATGTCTTTTACCTCAATTTCCGGTTCTTTTTCGCGTATATAAATACCAAGTGCGACATCATCTATTACTTCTCTTGGGATGGAATCCATTTGTGTCAACATCTTTTGGATCGTTTTGGAAGAAAATACGATGGCGGTACCGGATGAATAAAGCGTACCTTCCCAATTTGGGTCGCGTATAGTTCCATAAGACGAGGATATAGTTGTAAGAGTTATTAATGCACCGCCACCATAATTGATTTCTTCTTTTGCCAGCTCCCGCTTTAATTTTACAAAATCAATCACAGTTGATATGTTACTACGAACGACATGAGTGTATTTGGGTAATTCGTCTTTGAAATATTCAAATGCCTTGAGTGTTTTCTCTAGAATACCTGGTAAAAATGTCTCTTCGCCTTTAATATAAAGAATATCACCGGATAGATCATATTCATTCTGAATATTGGGAGAAAAGCAATAGTAATAGGTGTCCATATTTTTGATATTTTTGTATAGTTCACTCGTTGCGTCATGCATTTTATCATAGGCATCATTTTGAGAATAGAGAACCAGGTGCAGAATTCGTATATTGTTCTCAAATGTCTCTTGTAATTGTTCTATGTCTAAATAGATGTACAAAAAATACAGAATCAATATCAATAATATAGGAATATAGGATGTAAATAACTGAATTGGTAATTCTGACATTTTATATATTATTCGTATACATTATTATTGTTTCTTATTTGCATTTTGACGGTCTATTTCTTAAGGTCTATCCGTGTTTTTTAAGCTTCGCAAAATCCAAATGGATACCGCTTCGCTTAAAAAACCGTGGCTAGCTGCTATCTCTTTCACAGACGAATTTCATTCGTCCACGAATAGAGATTAAGGTCTATCCGTGGTTTTTAAGCTTCGCAAAATCCAAATGGATTCCGCTTCGCTTAAAAAACCGTGGCTAGCTGCTATCTCTTTCACAGACGAATTTCATTCGTCCACGAATAGAGATTAATGATTTTCCACTATGTAAAACTTCTGTCAATTTCCAGAACCAGACCAACCAATCCAAATATTCATGGGGTTCCATAGTGCGTGCAATTTCGTAAATAATCGTTGGTCCATAGGTGTCTTCTATCAATCGTTGTCGCTCTTTACCATGCTTTGGCGTTTTGTCTATTCCATTAAACTGAAAGACTTCTACATAATAAGGGTATGTATCACAGCTGACATAGTCAATCTCATACCGAATATATAATTTGTATTGAATATCATGTAGACAATCTGTGAATGCATCCCGATATGTATTATCATAGGAATAAATATGTGATTGTAAAACGACGGGCAATGAATAAAAACGATTCATATGAAGTATTCTTAGATGTTTATTAGGCAGATGCTGTCATGTTCATTAAATTATAAATTATGGCGTTGATTGCTTTGATAACTGCATATTTGCTTATGCCGGTCAATAGTAAATGATTGATGTATTCCAATTGCTGTATCATGGTGGTTTTGTTGACGCAAATCATCCCGGAAGTGGATGCCGGTGGCAAGGATGGAATTGGAACGACTGGAAGAGGGTTTGATGGTGGAGTCGGAGTGGTTGTTCCAGTCGCAGAAGGAAACACATTCTCTCGGAATTGTCCAATGACATTTCCAGGGGGATAGGTGTTCATAGATACATAAGCCATATTAGAGCCGGCATCAAATGCGATAGCAATAGCATACGTGGTACTCGCCTTCCATACTAAGCAGGTAAAATGTCCGGTGGCGGCGGAGAATCCCGGATTGGAATAATCGTATTGGGTCCCTTCATTATACCATAAATCTACGGCCCGTTTGATTAGACCCACTGGATCTACAGGGTATCCCTGAAAATAGGCAATATTCTCTCCGTATGTTTGGCTTCCGCTATGCTGAAAACTATGACTAGAAGCCATAGTTGCCGCCCAACTATTTGTGAATGTGGCAATTGTTGCATCCCAAACTAGTGGGGGGACTTGGTGGATTGTGCGATATGCATTTATATATGCAGTCAAATCTGATTTTTGTTGCGGGGTGAGCGGGGAACTCATTGCGATTTATATTGTAACCATACATATTAACTAAATCAAAATAAATCGCTGCATTATGATCACAAATCTGATTAGAACCCCAATTTTGTAAAATGAGCGACATTCTTTTGCCGCCATTTCTTTTCAAGAGCAGATTTTTCTTTGACTATTTTATAGATATGCTTAGTGTTGAAAAAGGTAGCAAAAGAAACAAAACACTTAAGGTCTATCCGTGGTTTTTAAGCTTCGCAAAATCCAAATGGATTCCGCTTCGCTTAAAAAACCGTGGCTAGCTGCTATCTCTTTCACAGACGAATTTCATTCGTCCACGAATAGAGATTAAAAATAAGATACACAGATATATTTCAAGAAAACAAGACATTTGTTGTGAAAACGATATTGATAGAAATCTGGTTACACAACAAATCGTTGAAAAGTATAAAATAATTTGTAAAAACATGGGTGAAGCCGATGAATATATGAATTACATAAATAATGATTTTGTCAAATTTATAGGATACAAGGTGGATTTGAAGAAAAACAAAGATACCGAAGGCGTAAAATTATGGAATGAAATGGATAAAAGAATGTACGAAAACAAAAGGGTGGATGAACAAAAGGTGGGGCTCTTATTACATGATGTCCCGTTGTATTTCTTATTATCCTTTTTGGGTTATGCTTCTTATAAGGAAAATTTATCCATTCCTCTTTAGGTTTGACAATCATTGAGATTTATTTGCGAGATTTGCGACCTTTTTTTGATTGCTTGGTCTTTTTGGTTGTTTTGCGATATCGCTTGAGAGTTTTTTTATGGTGACGGTGCTTACTAGTTTTTTTGCCACCGGTAAATGGAATTTTTACTACTGCGTAAACCATTCTATGATCACTTGCTTTGGACGCGCCATCCATATCTTGAGGACTATCAATTGGAGTAACCTCTTTTTCAAAATTATTGGCTAATACATAATCACCTGTATATATATATTTTTTTTCAGCCCCATCAACACCTAAACTTTCATAAAGTTCAGATGGCTCATCTATTCCACATGAATCACGGTTATAACAACACGATTTTGCTCCTTCTCTACTCTTATGACCGTCGTGAAAAATTTGATCGTTCAATACCAAAGGGTTATCAATATTGATCCCATGAGCTCGGTCATTTGAATCGCATGTAATAATTAATTTAGTTGTGTCTATTTGTTCACCAAATTCAATTCCTGCATTGAATATATGAATTTGTAAAGCTGTTTTCAATAATCCCGATACTTCTATTCCAGTTTCTTCGCCTTTACCATTAAGTCTTGGGCGATTCGGGCCATGAAAATTCATTAAAAAAAACCCCTTGGCTGTTTTTATTATTGTTATTGGTCTGCCTTTATCTCCTGGCTTTGCTGTAGTATTAAACATGTAATCATCGCCTTGTTTAGTATATCCTAAATCGGCCTCATAACGTCTATCCATACCACCGAAGACATTTTTATCAAAAACCGTTAGAGTTTTAGCACTATTGAAAATATCATATTCAAACTGCACAAATTCATAATCTGCATCGGGGTTAGCTTTATTTATCCTTTGTTGTAATTCATCAAATGTTTCGGGGTAAAATTCTTGAATGCCTATGAATGACGGTTTTAGATCTGCTATTTGGTTGCAAAGATGATCTACAGCATTATTAAAATATTCTTTTTCTTTTTCAGCTCTTCGCAAAAATCTAGCTTCACTTGGATAATATCCTTGGTCGGAATCATTTACTGGTTTTGGGGGGGTATCATAACTAGCCTTTACTGTTTGCCCAAAAAATCCCATTGCACTAAACACACTAATATTGTATGAAATAACTGTAATTTCCTTGTAGCTAGTCATATATATATTACACCCACAAAATTGTTTTATGTGAAATCCCATAAAACAATCAAAAAAAATCTAATTCGGTGGTAACGGGGCCAAGCATAACCGGATTTCACCTAAACTCGCAACATCGTATTTCACAATCAATGGTAAATCATTCCCTAAATAAATCTCCAAATGAGAACATAAAGGCGTGCATTTAATAAAATGGCTCAGCGATTTCAATGAAAACTCTCCCTGTATAATCACAGAAGCATCCGGCTTCCGCACAAATTCCAAATTGGAATCCGACTCGGTACGGAAAATGCGCGAGCTTGCGAAATTCCCCTCACACGCAAATATCAAATCATTTCCCACCGACTTGATTTCTATGCGATCGGAAATATTATTCAAATCACGAATAATCTTCTGGAAATCCCCCGTCGGTAAATTAATCACCGTGGAATATTCCACATCCGGCACCACCAACTCCTCCGTATCCGGCTCTATCAGTCTCAACTTCTGACTATAGCACTGCTTAATATCACCATTATCATATTGGAGTCCCAAGTGAGAGACGATACCGTCATGGTAATCATTCTGGTCAATATAAATAGACAGAGTATCATCGTTGGACATGGTGGAAATCACCTTGAACAAGTGCAACGTATTCGCACATACGATGATCTTATCGGGTTTGCATAAATATTGCTCAAACTTATGCGCATGCAATACGACATTCACCAAGATCGTATGGGTCTTATCAAAATTGATAATCTTCATACCCTCCTTGGTATAGGTGATAGTGGCATCTGTCAAAATGTCCTTTATCGCCGTAATCATATTCCGTATCGGCTGAATTTGAACAGTTTTAATAGTCAACACATTACTCTGTTCGTTCATTTTTCTAAGAAAGACAAGACCCATTTTTTTATATTTATTTAGGGATAAATAAAAAAATCAAGATTGCGACAACTTTTTCAAAAAAGTATGGATATTCATAGAAAGATCTTCCATTAAACTCAATGTTTCAGGTGGTTCATAATTGAACCAATATTCTTTCGTAAAAATATTAAAACTCGTCTTATTTCTTTCTTCTATGGATAATTTGAAATATTCTTTAGCGGTTTCTACAGTGGCTTCTTTACGAAAATTGGCACGATCTTGCGGTGTCCACCATAGTTCATTTATTAAATTGGCATCCATCAAATCATCCCTGCATGGAATTAAACACACGCGACGCACATTACTAAAATGAACCTTTTTAATTATAGGAGGGAAAGTAAATACACATGTTTGCATTCTGATCTACTATTATATACAGAGAATAGTTATATTCATTCCATCTATTATTTTCATTATTTCATCATTTCTATTCAAAATTCGGGTTCATGTTTCTTGAAAAGACATCCCTGTTTTATCAAGTTGGGTATAGGCGTAATAATATTTGGGTCCTGAAACTGCGCAGTGTCAAGCCATATTTTTATAATACAAAAGTTCTTCTTCGGTGAAATCGTAATACCATTAATATGGGGAGCAATCGTACGATTCATGCACAGCGATTCACCACAAAGCATATAAAAAAGGGCCCTCCAAACCTCGGGTACATATTTATTGATGACCTTGTAAGAAAAACTACCGCCTTCGCGGTTTCTCGGATCCTCCCACATAGGAGTAATTCCCGTTCGCATGACGAATAACATGCAATTTTTGATAGTATTTTCAGGAATGGTTTCATTTAGTACGATGACCTTTTCGGCTGTATCAATTTCCAACATAATTGGTGTGTAACTTGCTACAGTCCAATTTTTATCGTATGGTAAATGGTAATACATATCCCATTTACCAATCAATGGGTGGGTTGGACAAGAAATACATACAGTACTCATTCGCAATGTCCGTGGATTAAATGCAATCATTTTTTTATATTATTTCTTCAAACCCTTGAATATTCAAGGGTGACCGTGTTTATGATAAACCCTTGAATATTGTTCCAAACGAACAATCTTATAGCTATTACGGTCCAATACAATATAATCGCGCGTTTTAAGTTGAACGGTCTCCATATTGTTATCCATGATATTCAATAAATAATCATCCTCCATCAATCCCGTGCCATAATGATGATCCAGATATCTAGATAAAAATCCATAGGATAAGATCTCATTATGACGTAAATAGACACTCTTATCCAAATCAATTACATATGATTTTTCTTTATATGGGAAAACGAGCTCTATGCTAATGAATTTGACGCGCGATGGTTCAAACAATTCTTCGGGTTCTATATTCAACCGACTCGGTATTTCTCGTTTAAAAACACGAATTAGTCTGCGGTTCTGAACTTTCATGATCAAATCACATTCATGCATAGCGTAATTGGAATACAATTTTGAATTGGCGAGATGAATAGAAAGATTATATACTCGCGCGCATTCAGACATAGATTGTGTCTGTGATGGATAAAGTGTGGTATAGGTGTATTCATTTTGGAACAACCCAAATAGACTTTCCTTAACGCGATAGTGACCAGATAGTAAAACCCAATTATTTGTAAGAGGTTCCATCGCCCTTGACTCTAGTTTTGCTTTAAAAAATAAAAAAAAGTAGCAAATTCTATCATGGATCGCCTTTAACGTTGGATATTTATCCTGTATTTTTCTTCCATACTCGGATAACCACTGTTGTAATCCGATATAATGTAGAAATGCAACTATTAAAATGCTTTTCATTTTTGGTATAAACGCTGTCAACATTCAATCTCTGTGTATAATTACTCTTCTATTATTTATTCTCTTTTTTGCGAATAAATAATTTTTCATCCTTGCATGCATTTATCTTTATTCGGGAAAACTGCACTGGATTCGCATTTATCTCCCGATTTCATTTCAGAGCATATTCGTTTATTGTCGTCTTTGCCTACGAAACACCACTCCGATTTATTATCATTTGCAGGTGCCGTAGTACCTGGTTGAGTTGTTATTTGTATTGGTCTTGTTGTGCTATTAGGATTACTAGTTGGTGTGCTTACGGCTGCATATGTAGGTTTGATACATTGCTTACAATCTGCCGGTGGATTAATTCTCACAGACGAATCAATTACGAAATCAAAAGGTGTCAGCTGGTTTTCAATATCATTTAGGTCGGGAATTTTAATATTTTTAGCTTCGGGTATAGCGGGATTTGGAACATCTTTCAAAACAATGGGGGGTAAATCCGGAATAGTATAGTCTGGTAGCTCACCTAAACGAACATTTGATAAATCGGCCAGCAATTGATTGGTGTTTACTGTATGAATATTCACTGGTTTTTCTGTATTTCCGCCCCCCTTACCTGTTGATTTTATAATGATATTACCAACGTTATGAGCGACGCCGTTGGCTACATCAATACCACCCTTGGCTGTATTGGAGATAATATCCGAAGATTCATTTATCGCGGTTCCTGTAATAAATCCCATATCAATAAATACCTTCTTGAAAAAATTTGCGAATACATTCAATACATTTTGCAAGAATTCAAACACATTTTCCAATAGATTTCCTGTAATAAAAAGAATATTTATTCCTAAAACAGACAATAATAAGAGAGATGCCAAAAGTATGATGGTTGTATTATTATTCATCTAGAAAATATATATTATTATACTATTTATTTTTTGTACCGAAAATCGTAATATTCCCTACCCGTAAAACCATATTTTGTAGATTCGTTCAAATATAGACTAAAATTTATCGTGAAATTGTATTATTCAAATGTCCGTTTTCAATTATATTGACACCTTCTTTTTTATTAGTTTAGGCATCACTTTTGTACTTTTATTGCTTCTGGTTCTCCATTTCAAGAACCGCCTAGTTACTTTAGAAGAAAAAACCGATACTATTTTTGAAATAGTAAATAATATGGTACAAGAGCTAAACAGCATGAAGCGTTTTCATTATTCGGCTCAACCATCAGCATCTGTTTCTGGTTCTATACATACAATTTATGATAAAACAGGATCGCTGAATTCATTTGCCAGTGGGAAAATATTGATTTCGGACGATGAAGACGACGATGATGATAACGATACTGATGACGAAGACGACGATGATGATGATACCGATAGTAATGACGATGATAGTGATAATGGGTTGGAAGTGAATATTATTAATGACACATGTTTTTCTCAATCGCAATTAAATATGGAATCTATGGATCTACATGATATTGACGCTGTTTCTTCTTCCGAAGATGAAATAAAAATGGTTGAAATAAATATTGGCGAACCCATTGTTGATATTGATATTGAAAAAGTGGATCATGATATAACTAGAATGGAAACAGAGGAATTCGCCAAAGAACACGAATCTGTTCATGGTGAGACTGAAAATAAGGATATACATACAATGACATTACCAGAACTACGCAAAATGGCATCATTACGCGGTATTAATCATTCAAATAAAATGAAAAAAGGAGAACTCATACAATTACTGGAAAAAGAATCTCTTTAAGAATATATAATATATAAATGACTTCTTCGTTAGAATACACTCTTTATGATAATACGGCCGATACAATTCTATCATCTGGTATTAAATCCGATTATCAACCTGAAGCAAGAAAAAACGCACAATTAGTATCCAATGCGAATATTACGAAGAACTGGGAATATCGCCGATATTTAACCAAAAACGCAAACGAGATTCGCATCGCAAATTTTATGGAGGCATATAACTCCGTCAACTATTCTAGTGCAACAAAAATGCAGTTGTCTGCAGGTGAACAATGCGACGGAAATGGTGCACCTTATTTGAAACGCAACGGAAACCCATACGGAACACCAAATAGTGATTTGAAAACAGCCTTTTATTCGGAATCTATTGGTTCGCGGTAAGGGAATAGAAATAAAATAACTACGGTCATTAAGAGAACCATAGTTATTGAAGATGAGAATCGCCAGCTTTGATGTTGGGATCAAAAACATGGCCTATTGTGTGTTTGATTTATCAGGTAACGTGGCATCTATTATAGGATGGAATGTTATTACTCTTATCAATTCTGCCGTTCAAGAAATTCATGCATGTAATTGTATGAACTTACCCAAAACGAAAAAGGCAGCGGCGAAAATATGTGGAAAGGTGGCGAAATTTAGAAAGGGGGAGAGAACCTTTTGTAAGAAACATGCTGAAAATGGCGAGTTTTTGATTCCAAAAAAGGAAGGTTCTCCCACCCATTTAAAAAAACAGGGATTAGATGTTCTTAACACGATCATAACAACAAATCAAATACCCATTCCAGTCGGTATAAAAGTTACAAAGGCGAAACTCATAGAAATAATCCATGCCTTTTTCCTAGAAAGATGCTTGACGCCCATCACTGCAGTTCGTGAGAAAAGTTCCAAAGAAACCGATTTGATAGAGATTGGACAGGCAATGAAGACGAAATTCAGCTTAATTCCCGAATTACAAGAAGGTATTACACATGTAATCATTGAGAACCAAATCTCCCCCATCGCAAATCGCATGAAAACCATTCAGGGAATGTTGGCGCAGTATTTTATTATGAAATTGGAGAACGTATCCATAGAATTCATATCATCAGCCAATAAACTGAAGAGTTTTGTAACACCGCAAACGGAATCTACTACAACACAAGGAGAGAAATACAAGAAACATAAGACGGATGCCATTGAAATTTGTGGTAAAATCATAGAAAAGCATTCTGGGTTCTCAACCTGGAGAACCGGATTCCAAGAAAGTAAAAAGAAGGACGATTTGGCCGATTGTTTTTTACAAGGTCTATGGTATTTGAAAAAACATAATATATATTTAGATTCGTAAGAATTTAAAAACAAAGGTGTAGTAATAAAATAATACATCATGGAGGTGATAGACATAGGATTAAATGATTTAGAGCCCATCACGCTGGATTTTGATGATTCAAAGTCATTGAATTTAGGGGGTTCCAGTTCCGGTTCTCAATTCGGGATTGAATTATTGATGAATGATAAAAAAAGGGGGGGTTCAGGTGGAACCACCACTATAGATTTAGGTGATTTGGATAATTTGGAGAATGAACTCAATGAATTATCTGGTAGTAAATCGGCTTACAGCGGTAGCAGTAGCGCAAGCAGTAGTGCAAGCAGTAGTGCAAGCAGTAGCGCAAGCAGTAGCTCAGGATCAAGTAATACGAAAACCCTCTCTGGATTAGCAAGCGACTTTTTCGGTTTCTCAAAAGCGCCAACTGAAACCGGATCTGGCCCTTCCGTATCATTCGCAGATGATACTAAAACCGACTCTAAAGTGGGATCTGCAACGGTGGATAGTATGGGATCCGCAAAAACGTGGGATGGGTTCTCCAAAATGAATGAAATGCCTACTCATAACGCGGGAAGCGACTCATCTAGAATGAGCGAGCGCGAAAAACGCCGTAAGAAGCGAGCTATGATTAAGAAGTTGGAGGAGTGGCATGACAAGGGGCTTTTGAAATCATCGTCGCGATTTACAATGGACTCTAATTATGAAGAGGTGGAAGACGAATATGAGACTGCGTTAGAGGATAAACGTAAAAAAGACGGGGTTAAATTGCAGGGTTGGTGGTTCACAACTTTTGTAAATACGATTGAGTACGCAAACACCGCATTTAATCCTTTTGATATTAATTTGGATGGTTGGGGTGAGCAGGTCAGTGAGGATTTGGAGAGTTATGATGAGATTTTCGGTGAATTGTATGAGAAGTACAAGGGTGGAAAAATGGCGCCCGAATTATCGCTTTTATTACGTCTAGGTTTCAGTGCATCCGTTGTGCATTTTACGAACAAGGCACTTTCAAGTAGCGTGCCTGGGTTCAATGATGTCATTCGCCAGAGTCCCGAATTGATGCGTGCTTTTACGAATGCGACTGTAAATACGATGAGCCAGAGCTCTCCTGGATTCGCCTTTGCAAATACTTTGATGCAGGAACAGGGAAACAAACCTCGCGGACCTCCGCCACCCATGCCAGTGGAAACCAAAAATCAGCCCCCACCCCATCGTCCGGGTTCCATGGTTTTTACCGATCCTCGTAATGATATTCAGGCTGCGAGAGGTACGATGTTTCGCGAATCGGGTGTAGATATGAATCAACCGGGAATTTCATTGAATCAACAACAGCCTCAGGTGCCGGCTTTCCAGAATATGGCATTACCACCCCAACCACCCAATCCCGAACAACAGCCTACAACACTTCGCCCGGAGATGAGAGGCCCTCAGAATACTGATATTGATGATATTTTGGCAGGATTGAAACCACGATCTATAGCCATGTCAACCCCGACAGAAGAAAACGATTCCATGATTTCAGTAACTTCATTGAAGGATATGCAAAACTCTTCTATGCCGAAGCGATCACGTAGAAAGCAGAGGTCGGATAAAAACACCATTTCATTGGATATATAATGAATGATTTGATAGAGGGGGGTCTTTTTATAGATAAATTCATTTTGTCTACAAAAAGAGATAAAAACAAGGATATATAAAAACCAAAAACCAAAAGAATGGAAGGTAATGCACCCATATACGTTTTTATTATTCAACATGGGCAACCTAATTTGAATTATTTTGTTTATGCCGCCAATGATTCGTCATATGAAAAAGCGCTAGTAAAATGCGAGATTTTATATGATTTTATTAAACCACCATTCCAAGTAACACATGTTCTACCCATTTCGCATATCTTAGATGTGGATGTTATTGTGAAAAAATTAATGTGGCAACATGGTGTTGAAAATGTTCGTGGAGGTTCTTATAGCAGTGCAGTATTAACCGATGGTGAATTACAAAGATTAATTCATGAATACGATGCTTTAGAATATTCATTGTTGTCAGATGGAAAAATTATAGATAAACTTGATTCTCATCATAGGGCGGAAGAACGCGAGGATCCTTACTATTTGCATTTTGAGGAATGGGAATTACATAAAAAGTATCTGAAATATTCTGAAGAAAAAGAAAAGATGTTGCAATTCAGGAAGTGCAGCGGAAACACATTTATAGGAAGACATCTTCTAGACGATATTGATTGGCTACAAATTTTTCTGGATTGTGAGTATGAAGAGGGAGAAAAATTATTAACAACGACAAAGGATGAATATAAACGTATTTTGATGGTTTTACACGACATAATGGCCAAATTTGTAGAATACGGATATTCAGAGAAAATACGTTCAGAATATTTGGTCTTTTACAAACACCCCGAATTCTTCCTGGATCCTTTTTTCTATCATCGTCCCACAATTCGTAATTGGAATAAGGATATAAGCGTAGCGCGGGACCATCTGATATTTTTCAAATATATGTGCTACACAATTATTAATCGCCTGGAAGAAATGGAGTTTGATTTATCAGAATATCCTCCAAATTTTGAAAAAGAATATGAAGTGACGATGAAATATTACCAATACTGGAGAAATGAGTGTATGATAAAAATGGATGAATGCGATTGATTTGTTACTATCCCGAAAAATAAAACCCGTCATTTTCAATAACAGTTGCAGGAAAAGCATTGACAATACAATTCCTTTCTATTTTAAGATAAGATGGGTCAATGTTACAGATGATTCCGTAATTGGTTTTAGTAAAATAACTGGGATATAGTTTGGGGTAGGATAATATAACTTCCACTCTTAATTTTATATTGTATACATAGCTCGGTGATGTAAGAAGATATAAATTGGAAACGGTAATGTTTCCCATGTATAAAAATAAGTGATAATTATCAATATCGGTAGGGGTACTATTCTTGGAAGATATTTTATTATAAGAAATATCATAAGAAAACGACGACATTTCGGTATTGATAGAGACCGTTGGAGGCGTCAATAATTGAACAACCGAGTCATTAAAATACACGAGTACCGTTGCTGAGTTGATAGTTACAGTGGCTTTCAAATGAATAGGCGTGTTTCTATCCAAGGTGGGATTCACAAAGCCATCCACAAAAATACCAAAAGGCGCTGTGAATTGGAAATAATTTGAAGAGACATTCACTTGATTTTCAATAACAAGATTTACCAGTGTATTTGTAATATTATTGTTAAATACGATAGAATTATCAGAAGAATAGGACCACTGTTTTTGTTTCTGTGAAAGGTTTTGTGAAAAACTATTCGTATTTATTGCGTAATTATACAATGGAACTGACGGATCCAAATAAAGTGATTGTACGGGACCGGGAACGCCGGAAGAACTAGTGGGAGTGTAAACCATTTTGTTCGTATCTGGAACACATAGTCTGCCATTGGGGACAATCTCATAAATGGTTATATTTGTCATAGGGTCTATATAACTGGTATAACTATCGGGATATCTAACGACGATAGGCGTAAATATTTCATTATTTGTAACTGAATCTAATGTAACTTGTATTAGATGAATATCCGGATATTTCTGTAAATAAACTCCATTCGTTCCCTTCATTGCGTTTACATAGTTTTTCACTTTGGTGGATTTACCGGCACCACCTGAGCTATTCTTGCTATATTTCAACACCTCGGCTTTTCTACGCATATCAAAATCGCGCTTTGTTAAATTGGGATATAGTGAATAGGGGGAAACAGGTTGTAAACGTGGGGGTGGTACATTAAATAACATGAATTGCTTTCGCTGCTGACATATTGTGTTTAAACAAATATCAATCGTTGACATTAATATATAATGCCAAATATATAATCTTATTTCATGGATAGAGAATAAATATAACTTTACACATGAAACTACCGATCTATTCGTGTTGTCTATACCACAAACTGGATAAATATGAGTAATTGGCAAAGGACATATTCTTGGATTGACTCTTGCTGATCGTCATGTTCGGTCCTGAATAAACAAGCGTATTAATCTCAAATACATTCAATGCGTATGTATAATATCGCAAATTGGATAACTTTCCGGAAAATCCACCCGATTGACATACAAGCACATCGTTATAATTTTGTTTGGGTGTGTTCTGGAATGCTAACCGAGTGGTGACGACTCCATTGATATATGCATCTAGAACCATATTCTCAAGACGTAAAATGACATTGAACCACTTATTTAACGGAATATTATCAATGGTAAATGTAGTATTCGTGTCCGTTCCTGAGACTGTATCCATAATAACATAAAGAGCATTATTCTCTGGAGTTATATAAAGCCCGGGTGCATTATTTGGAGAGGCTAAATTATCAGAGCCAAAACTATTGGATCCTTTACTAAATATATGATTGTAAGATCCTTTCGTATTGCCAAGATCGGATACATACAACCAAACCGACCAAGTAAATTCGGCTCCTGTACTTTGATTATTAGATCTGCCAACAAAAATGGAGGTTGAGTTTTTTGGATCTTGTGGAATTATGGTGGAGTTGGTACCATCCATCATACCATAAATCAAGTATGGATTAGACATTGGGCTCGTAAAATAAGTAATCAATGAAATACCAATGTTTATTAAGAATACAAATACAATGATTGCGAAAATCAAAAAGGCGAATTTCGCAATCATTGTATTTGAATAGCTAAAATCGGAAGGCGCCGATGGCTGTTTGCTAAATTCTTGTATGGAATTGGAAATATTGTTTTTCACAGTATCCACAGTATTGGAGACAGCATTCATACCATTCTGTATTGGTTCAGGAACATTAAACGGTTGGGCCATTACTGGTTGTTGTGGCTGAACATTCATTTTTAATACAATACTATATACATCCTTTCATATTTAAATTTCATGGATAAATACAGTTATTCATGAAATAACAAAAGAACGAAAGCAGATAGATCTTTTGTCTTTATCTCTAAAATAAGGTGATTGTGCTGTAGGCCAAGTTATTCTTTAAAATATTTAATTGTGCACCGAATGTAGTGAACCCGCCCAATAGCCCACCTTGACCATTTCCTTGTAAATAAATGGTCCATGCAGTCTGGGGATCTATCGGTGTGTCCCAACGCGTGAATTGACTAACATACGCATCCAATGGGACTGCTACGTCTCCTATTTGTATTGGAACAGTAGCAGCAGGTTGGGTTGCAGGAAGAACCGCAGTATTCGTATCGCTTTGATCCGCTGGTATATACGCCCTCTGAGATTTTACCAATTTACCATCTAAATAAGCATCCACAAATTGATTATCCACACTTATTAAAACACATACCCATTTTTGAATGGGGAAATTATCAGTAACAATCATGTTTTGCACGGAGTTATCGTTCATTCCAATATTATAATAAAGGGTGGGCGATGTCTGGTCCAATGTTAAACTATAGTATATTTGTGATTTATCCATTCTACTATAAATCGTCTTGACAGCTGTATTATCCCAAGTGTTAATATAGATCCATATGGAAAGGGCATAACGTTGTGAATTTGCATTGGTTATACCAGTAATAGGTGGTATGGCACCAGTATTAAGAGTTGCAGTAGCTTTCAAAATGGTGTTCGTTGGATACATGTATTTATATAAGATGAATATCAAGATAACGATCACTATTCCTAAAAATATCACTGTTAGGTTCATATTTTCTAATATATATTTTCATAGATAAAATAAATGGACAAATCTATTTTCTGTTTCTTCAGTGAACCGGCGGATTTTTATTCATCAACAAGTTATAGTTATTAATGATAGCTGTCTGAGTCAATACATCCGGAAAATACTGTACATTACAAATTCCTCCATTCAAATTATGTGTTGATCCGGCCACAATTGTATCCGTTGCGAATCCATCCGGAATATATTTTGATATATCCATACTCTTAATTAGAACGCCATTCAAAAATAGATCCGCTATGTTACTAGAATAGTTGATGACTATATTATTCCATTTCTGTTTCGGTATATTGAATGTATAAGAGGTCTTTCCACTCAAATCGGTATTTGAAAAATTGACCAATATTTTATCTAAATAAATACTATTGTTTGTCAAATCCACGGAATTCTCATTCATATAAATGAGTCGCGGTTTACCTCGTGCAAAATCCAAAATATTATATTTGAAATTTTTCAAGACCGTCTCTTGTGCATTTATGTAAACCCATACCGAAACGCTATAATTATTATTATAAGTATGTTTGGTAGCCAATCTATACTCCATTGCAGACGGCACCGAACTTAATTCTATTCCATTATTATTAGATTCTTCCTTCGCATAAACCTTTCCATAGTTTAAAGCTGTCACGCGATTTAAAAATACAGGTTCATTTAATAAGGTTATCGGATGAGTTCCTGTTGTATATATAGCGTTGATTACATAGTTGGAGTAAAAATAGACGAATAAAATAAACAATTCTAGTATGAACAAAATGAGAACAGTATTTGTCGTAGATTTGATATCTTCTTTTACTGCTTCAATAATATCAATCAATAAACATGGTATGTAGAATATTAATTTAATGAAGAACCCAGACCAACCTGTAATTGTTTTCAGAAAGTTTTTAAATACGATGAAAAATATAGCAAGTGCAATAATTGGTAGTACAATTAAAAACCCATACATAGCGCTAGTATAAATACCCTTGTAAAATTTAGATAGTCCGTTGTAATATTCTATCAAGGCATATAATGTAAGCCCGAAACTTACCAGGTAAATAATGTACATTTTTATACCATCCGCCCCCGGAAATAGTAAAGCAGTAGGGTCAAAAACCGTGAATATGAGGGCTACTGCAACCATCCCTCCGTACAGTATCGTTTGGCCTCCAAATGCTTTCATATCGGTAATGTTTGCTCTTAAGAAAAAAACAGTTGTAACTGCTACGATTAAGACGCCGACAATTGCAAGTGAAATAAACCTGTTGCGAAATACATGATCTGTTTTTAAATACTCAAATAATTCGGAATTTATAAAAAAATCTATTACAGAAGTTTTACTCATAATTATATTATCGCGAGAGAATAATCATTTGTGGACCATTCGCAACTAGAAATGTTCTTTGTGAACCCTAAAGTCAAAGGTTTTCCATGGCAGTTTTTTTACCATGACATTCACGGCAAACTGCCATCAGATTATCCACATGATTACTACCACCGTCTTCTAAGCGAATTTTATGATCCACCTCAAACCATGCATTGAGTTGATTACCACAACCACCGCAGCGCCAATTTTGACTAGAAGCAACGAATTTTTTCTTTGTTTCACTGACCGACCGTTTTGTTCCTCCTCTTCCTGAAGTACGAATGCGTTCCTCCATGGCCACGCTTCCGCCTTCTAGACCCCCTCCTCCCCTGAATTCATTTGAACCATAACCACTAAAATTCAAAATGGGCGATATCATATTTGTGGTATTACGGTCAACTGGAAGATATTTAATATATTCATTGGATGCAACCAGCATCTTATGGGCTTGATCGGGATTTTTCTTGAAAAGCCAATAGATACAAAGCGCGGCTACTGCCACCCCCGCCATCTGTATATACTTCTTCCCAGTCAGAGCCATTTTCAAATATTTGCCTTCAGTATAAATATTTGCCATGACAAGGCCCGCAATCAGCATGATGACCAATTCAAATCTCATATGTAAGTTTTACAAATTCTTATTCTTATAATAATCGTAGATTATTTATGAAATAGATAGATGAAAAAACTGAAAACTATGATCAAAAAGGCGATGATGATATGCTTTTTAATATTGTATTTTTCGGAAAGTTTCACAGGATTAGAACGATAATGGGATTCATATTGATCAACCGATTGCATAAGGGTGAGTTCATCTTTACCCAATAAGGTATTATAGCGATTATGCATGAAATGTACCCATCGTTCAAATGATTCGCGGCAATCTAAATAAGGTGTCACGGGATATTTGTCAATCATTTTGCTAAATTTATTACCAATCGCAGTATCTGGTATGAAAAGTGGCATGTTCTGTATCAGATCATAATATTTTCGTTTCGTCACATTATTTGGTCTTTCGGGATAAGATTTGGCGACGGTATGTAAAAAAAACCAATAATGCGGCCCCCAAACACTTGGATCAAATTTTTTGGGCATTATTGAATACAGGAATACAGATTACCGTTATACATAAATAACATAAAAAAATCATTCTATATACTCATAGTAAATGGATACTTATTGTAATAATTGCGGGAAAAATGGTCATGTTTATCATCAATGCAAAATGCCGATTATAAGTATTGGAATGATTGCCTTTCGCGTGAACCCACAGACCAGTATTTTGGAATATTTGATGATTCGTAGGAAAGACACATTGGGATATATTGATTTTATGCGAGGAAAATACGCCATCAATAATAAGAATTATATTCTGAATATGTTCAAGCAGATGACGACTGAAGAAAAACGGATGATTTTGACCCATGATTTTCATGAATTATGGTCTCTTTTATGGGGTGAAGAAATCAGCATGAACCAATATCGCACGGAAGAAATCATTTCCAAGGACCGTTTTCATCAATTGAAAGGAGGAGTCAACTGTAAAGGTGAGATTTATAATCTACAAACACTTGTGGATGAAAGCGCAAATTTTCCACAATGGGAAAACCCGGAGTGGGGATTTCCCAAAGGCCGCCGAAATTATCAAGAAAAGGATTATGAATGTGCGGTCCGAGAATTTACAGAAGAGACGGGTATTCACCGAAAATTTATACGGAATATTGATAATGTATTTCCATTTGAAGAACTTTTTACGGGGTCTAATTACAAATCGTATAAGCATAAATATTTCCTATGTTGTATTTCCTATGCCGATTCCATGAATATCAATAATTATCAACGAAGCGAAGTCAGTGATATTGAATGGAAAACATATGATAACTGCATGACATCTATACGGGGGTATAATTTAGAGAAAAAACGAGTGATAACCAATGTCCATAACTGTTTGAACAAGTGTCGGTTGTTTACGGTTTAGACCTTGGGGTATTAGACCTTGGTTTATCAGACTTTGAAAAGGAAACGGAGCGATTATTATATAAATATATCACTATTTATATAATATGGAAGATAAACAAAAGGAAGACAAAAAGCACAATAATAAGACAAAAAAACGGCAACCGAATATCGTAGATCAACTAACCGAAATAAAACCCATCGTTATACGAAAAAAAAAGCCGATATTGAATATTATAGAGGGCGCTTTTGACTCCGTACAAAAGGTAAAACCATTTCACGAAAGTAAATCCGCTGCTCAAACCGCTGATTCGCCTGTATCTTCTCTATCAAAATGCCCTACTGGAACTCGCCGTAATAAAGACAATGAAATATGCGAATCTACTGGAAATTTTACGAGAAAATACCGTAAAACCGATTATAATGTTTTTGCAATTGCAGACAAGGAAACGGAAACCTATAAATATGAAGATATGCCATTACAGGTTCTCCGACTTATTTGGGCAAAACGAATCAATCGGGATATCAAGGATAAAAATGCGAAATTTAGTACTTATCCTTTCAAAAATGCGGCACTATTGACTACTGAATTACGGAGAATGGATACAGAAAAAGACAAAGAAAAAGTTAAACTGAGTGAACCCATGAGTTTAGTTGAAAAAACCATTGAATCAAATGCCAATGCGGGTTTAGAAACACCATTGAATATACTGGAAACTGCTGAACAAAAAATAAAATCGGTTGCTTCATTAGTTCCTAACGATGAGACTCTAAAATCTATGGCAATTGAATCTGGAAACGAACAACCCAAACCATTGGGTGTAGTTCAATCAGAAAGCGAAGGAGAAAGTGAAAGCGAAAGCGAAGTACCCCTATCCGAAGAAACAGTTGTTGAATACCCCACCGATAATATTCAAATTATTGAAAGTCAAGATGTGCCTCTTGATAGTGACGCCATAGAGAATGCAAAACTGGATGAAATTGTTGAAGCAAATGATGATCTAAGTGATGACGAAGTAGATGATATTCATGACTCTATTGATGCGAATACCCGACTATTACACCGCGAATTAACCGAGCATAAAGACGCCGAGTTATATTCTTTCTTATACCCCAATTTAAATGACCCTAATTTCAATATCAAAATCGCCAAGCGCAAGGAGTTCCAAGACACCAAATACGATGGAACGATTCATGATATCAAAAAACAGGCCGAAATCCTCTGCCATCACGACTTTGAAATCGCACCCCACCAACAGTTCATCAAGAATTTCCTCTCCCAACAGACCCCCTATAATGGACTTTTACTTTATCATGGTTTAGGGACAGGGAAGACATGTAGTGCGATTGGTGTGGCGGAAGAAATGCGGTCTTATCTCAATCAAATCGGTATCAAACAGAAAATATTCGTCGTGGCCTCGCCCAATGTACAGGCCAATTTCCGCATGCAATTATTCAATCCCGATAAATTGTTGGAAAAGGATGGCCAGTGGGTTCTCAATACCTGTATTGGACGTGCACTCTTGGACGAAATCAATCCGACCCATTTACGTGGGATTCCGAAGGAGCGTGTCATTTCCGAGATTAATGCGATTATCAATGCTAATTATCGCTTCATGGGCTATATTGAACTCGCCAATTTTATAACGAAATATACGGGTGTTCCGGAGGAGAGTGGGTTTTCTCATGAAAAACGCAGGGCCATGGAAATCAAGAAAATCCGCGCGGTCTTCAATAATCGTCTCTTGATAATAGACGAGGTTCATAATATTCGTAATACGGATGATAATGGCGATAAAAAGAGGACCGCGATTTTACTCATGAATGTGGCGAAATATAGTGATAATATGCGACTGTTATTACTCTCGGCGACACCCATGTATAATAGTTACAAAGAGATCATCTGGCTCACCAATTTATTGAATTTGAACGATAAGCGTGGCAAAATCAAGGCAGAGGAGGTCTTTGATGCGAATGGTGAATTTATACCTGGAATAGTTGATTCTAAAGGTAAAGAAGGTAAGGAAGGAGGCCGAGAACTTTTACAAAGAAAGCTCATTGGATATATTTCTTATGTTCGTGGAGAGAACCCCTACACATTTCCTTATCGTATTTATCCCGCAGATTTTGGACCCGAAAATGCATTGGCTTCCATTACTTACCCCGCAAAACAAATGAATTTGAATCCGATTGAAAAACCGATCCAATATATTCCTCTTTTTGTAAGTCCTGTTGGTGAATATCAAGCGGGGGCTTATCAATTTATTATGGAATTTATGCGTAAGAAATCTTATAATATTACCACGAAAGAGGGTGCGGAACGAAATATGCCGACTTTTGAGAACATGGAGCGTTTTGGATACACGTTGTTACGTCGGCCAATTCAGTCACTCAATATTGTATATCCTAGTTCGGAATTGGAACAATTGATTAATCCCTCGGCGAATGTTCCTGTAGCAGTTCCAGAAGTTTCACAATTACCAGCTGAGGCAGGAGTTGCGGAAAAGGAGCAAGAAGAGGTTCCTTCTCAAGAGGGTTCTCAAGAATCTCCTCTGGAACAACCCGTAGAACAAGAACAACCAGTAGAACAACCTGTAGAACAACCTGTAGAACAACCTGTAGAACAACAAAAAGATACTCAACCAATACAAAAAATGGCAGGCGGTGCGGATGAACCCGCAATACCGTTTGATGCAGAAAAACAAAATGAAATTATTCGGCGTATTCTTGGAGAACCTGGTCTTTCTCGCATCGTTTCTTCCAAGAAAACGGAAACACCACAGCCACTTCGCCACCAGTTTGAGTACAAGGAAGATGTCTTGAAAACCTACGGTCCAATCTTTAGTCCAGCTGAAATAGGTAAATATAGTGGTAAAATCGCCGCGATTTGTAATAGTATCAAGTCATCCAAAGGTATTGTGTTGGTCTATTCAGAATATATTGATGGTGGGCTCGTTCCACTCGCCCTCGCTCTGGAAGAAATTGGATTCGCCCGATTTGGAACTGCCGGACATACTCGCTCTCTTTTCAAAACTCCGAGAACCGAGGCAGTAGATTCCATCACATTTGAAGCAAAATCCGCGTATACCGGGGCGAAATTTACACCCGCCAAATATCTCATGATTACCGGAGATAAACATTTTTCACCGAACAATGCCGCAGATTTGAACTATCTTACCAAAAAAGAGAACAAAAACGGAGAACTTGTCAAGGTGGTTCTCATTTCTAGGGCAGGAACCGAGGGTCTAGATTTCAAAAATGTCCGCCAAGTCCATGTCATGGAGCCGTGGTACAACATGAACCGTATTGAACAGATTATTGGCCGTGGTGTGCGTAATTTCAGTCATTGTGGATTACCGTTTGAACAGAGAAATGTACAGATTTTCTTACATGGTTCTCAACCCTCTGGCGATGAAGAGCCAGCTGACCTGTATGTTTATCGGTCGGCGGAAATGAAAACGACACAAATCGGTCGGGTGACGAGATTGTTGAAGGAGGTCGCGGTGGATTGTCTATTGAATATTGGCCAAACAAATTTCACTGCAGAGAAGCTCGCTACGCTCGCCGAGAACCAGACAATTGAATTGGAACTTTCTAATGGTAAAAAAATCCCCTATAAAATAGGTGATAAACCCTTTACTGAACAATGCGACTATTTAGATAATTGTAATTTTACCTGTAGTCCCACAGCAGAGATCAAACCCGAGGATATTGTCAAAGATACTTATACAGAGGATTATTTACGCACGAATTATGATAATATTTCCAAGCGTATTCGTGAGCTTTTCCGCGAGAAAACCGCCCTGGGATATTATGAAAAAGAGCCACTCATTCGCGCCATCAATATTGTCAAGGAGTATCCTCGTGAACATATTTTCTTTGTTCTTTCTCAGTTTGTAGAGAACCGGGAAGAATATTTGTTTGATAAATACGGTAGACGCGGAAATTTGATTAATAAGGAGGATATTTATGCGTTCCAACCGGAGGAAATCACCGACCAAAATGCATCTATTTATGAGCGTGTTACTCCCATTGATTACAAACGACCGTCGTATGAATTGGAAATTACAAAGAGGATTCAAGAAGGAACCAATGAGCCTATTAGAGAAAAAGCACCAGTTGAATCTGAAGCCGAGGGTCTTGTAGAAGGTACCGAAAAACCAACGGTAGTAGACGAGTCATCTACCAAGGTCTATAATATGATTATTGAGGAGTTGACCGATATTCAAAAGACGGTTCTCAAAACCGATAATACGATTCCTGCTTCGGAAACGGATTGGTATAAACACGCGAGTTTGGTCATTAATACCATAAACAAAATACATAAGATTCCTCTGGATAAAATCATGGAGTACATTATACATCATTATTTGGATATTCTTCCATTTGAACAGAAATTCGCCTTGGTGAAAGAAATCTTCGGACCGGAATACGAACCCAAAATCCAATTGGAGAACCTTGTCGCAAAATACTACCAGGATCGTGTTCTAGAAATCAAAAACGCCAAGGGCGAGGTTTCTGTACGAGGTATCATTATTGCAAAAGAAGAAACCTGGGATTTATATGTACAGCAAACCGAAACATCTGCGGATTGGGCTCGTCGTAAAGAAAGCGATTATGACCGTTTCAAAGGTCAAATCATGAGTAAATATGTGGTTTCTCATGCCAAGATTCCACCCTTGGTCGGAATTATCCATAGTTTCCGTAATCGGGGTTTAGTATTCAAGACGCGTAATATGCAATTAAAGCGAGCGAGCACTGGTGCATATTGTCATCAGAGCGGGAAAGTGGATACGATCAAAGATATTAATAACATCATCGGTGAGCAATACTATTTGGAAAGCAATACCAAGTTCATTTTCAATATTGGACTCTGTATTATTTTGGAGGTTTTATTACGCCATCTTACCGCCACGAACTCGGGTGGGAAGATCCATTTCTTTGATGCAGAGAAGACACTCGTGAATCAGATTGTTCGGTGTAAAGTCACTCCGTCGGGGGATTTGAAATGTCTGGATTAGGGGGTTTCTTTTTCTTGTTCCTCTGTTCAAAAATTGAATCTCAAAAGAATATAGAATACTAATTATATACTACTAATTATGACGTCCACAATAACTATGGCAGGTGCGAAAAATGAAATGATGACAAGAAAGCCACCACATAATCAACCCAAAATGTACGGTGTTTATATCCCATCTGCCCTTACCATGAAAGTGTGCCTGTCCATCAATGAAATTGGGAAAAATATTAAACAAAATTTAGAGACAACGATTTCGCGGAAAACCCAGGGCCGGTGTATCACTGAGGGTTATATCAAGCCCGGCTCTATTCGTGTCGTCAGTTATTCCGCAGGCGGTGTCAATGGTGATATTATTGAATTCCAGACGCTATTTGAGTGTATGATTTGTAATCCAGTGGAAGGTATGAATATCAATTGCTCGGTCAAGACGATCACAAAGGCGGGAATTCATGCGGAGGTGGTGGATGAGAAGGGGAATGTTCCCGTCACTGTTTTCATTGCTCGGGATTACCATTATTCAGATAAGCTATTCAATGCAGTCAAAGACGGGGAAAAAATTACGGCGCGAGTTATCGGCGTGCGTTATGAGCTCAATGATCCCTATATTTGCGTGATTGCCAAGTTGATTGAGGCGCCCAAGTAAGTTGATGGATAGACATTGAGATGTGGGGGGGTATATTGTCATGCATATTTTTTATCATGACAATATAACAATGAGCCCGACTGAAAAAACCCGCAGACAAAGAAGTAATATAAAACAAGTGGCAAGAAAAACACGTAAATATCGCCCTGCGTATCGTTATCCTGCGCTCTACCAAAAAGAAAATAAATACGGTTTAGGGACATATACGCATAAAAATATACCGAAAGGGACTGTCATTATTCGGGAGCGCCCTCATTTATTGGATGAACCCTACGATGACAAATACAAATTCAAACTGATTCGGTATCTTTTGAATACCCATCGCGACGATTTTCTGAATTTGGTACCTCATTCGTTGGATGAAACCACCAATATAGATTATCGTGATTTGGAGGCGAATCATCGGGAATTTTTTCCCGAGTTGGATCAGGATACCATGCGACTTTATTATTATAAAATCATGCGAAACTGGTTCCGATTTGATGAAAAGGGGGTGATTCTTTTTTATGCGACGAAACTCAATCATAGTTGCGAGTCCAATGTGCGTTATTTCAAGAGGGGGAACAATATGTGTTTTGAGACGAAACGCGATATTAAAGCGGGGGAAGAACTCTTTGATTCCTATATCAGCTGTTTTGATTGTAAGGAGGAGAGACAGCGTCAATTGAAAAGGCGTTATGGGTTTGATTGTATGTGTAAGAAATGTTTAACTGAAACGAATAAGTGAAACAAAAGGGGTGAATTTTATACCTTCAATTCCTCATCAAACAGTGGTAACACATCCTTGTCGTGGCTGATGATAATAATACACTTCTTAAATTTCTTGCAATGTTTAATGATTCCGAGAACTTCGCGTTTCAGTTCTCCGTCCAGCGCATTCGTGGGTTCATCCAAAATAATAATGGGTGAATGAGAGACGAATCCACTTATAATATTCACCAGTTGGCGCTGACCACCAGATAGGTTCTCACCCAAAAGACCCGCCGATTTCTCATTCATATTTATATCACTAAACAGATCTTTTACTTTGGGGAATTGCATGAGCTCATCCAAGATTTCCCTGCAATGTTCCTCCTTCCGGCATCCATACATGATATTTTTGAGAACGCTTTTATCAAAAAGACGCGAATTCTGATTCACATAGACAATGTTTCTCCGGAGATAGACATTATCTATTTCGGCGATATCCTTACCATCAATGGTAATCCGGCCTGAACTCGGTCGGTATAATTTGATCAACAGTTTCATCAAGGTGGATTTACCATTACCCGACTTTCCAGTAACACCGATTATTTTATTACGTGTTTCAAAGCAGACCGTGTAATCATTGATGATAGGTTTATCAGCGGTTGTGTATTTGAAACCCACCTTTTCAAAACAAATACGATCAAACGTGAGTTCCGCCGGTTCATATTTGATTTTCTCCAGATCCTCATAATTCACCTTCAAATTATCAAATAAATCAATCACATATTTGGATCGTCCTACAAAATCAACGAAATCAGGTACTTGTTGTAAAGTACTTGTAATACGGTCGCGATATAATAAGAGAACCGTCATGAATGTGATGAAAATCACACTGTCAATTTTTTTCGCATAAAAAAGCCGTATCAAATATCCGATGGATATAAACACGATGATGGAAATCAGAAGAGATGCTATAAAAATATGATAATTCGTAGTATGATGAAAGTCCAAAGATTGTTTGCTTGTTGTTTCCGACTGTTCATATAATTCATTAATCTCATTTTCCGATTCTCCACGATAAATAATCTTATCAATATTATTGAACATATCAGAAAAATACAATTCATCCTTATTCACATGGTCTTCAAACTTATCTTTCACTTCCATCATTTCATCCCATATCATGTAAATATAAAATACAACCATTAGATTACTCAGTAAGAAAAAGACTCCAAAAAGAGGGCTTTTATAAAATAAATAACCGGCGATCATAATAAGCAGAGTTGTATTGGGTAGCACATATGAGAAAATATTATTGAAAGTGTAATAACAAGTAACAGAAATGCGGTAAATGGGAGAACTGAGACGGGTCAAATTAGATTCATCAAAATCTTCATTATTCAGGAGAAGGATGAGCTTTACCATTTCATGTCGCACCCAATGTTTCAACTTCGTCAACAATATATGCTGATTGATCTTGTAGTAGTTGTAAAGAAACATGAATATGATGGACACTAAGATAAAATATTTGAAATATTCGTATGTGAGTTTTTGGTTGTTTTTTTCTATGGATTTGATGATGTCTGCAGTCAGAAGAGAAATTCCATTGATTTGGAAAAAGTTGATGGCGAAACTGAGAGCAATGATCATCGCAGTTCCGAGTTTTTCTTCTTGGAAAAAATTACTCAGTAAATAAGACAAGATATTCATTTTAAAAGCCTGTATAACATATATTAGAAATAAAAAACGATATAAAATTTCTTCGCATTTACATAACAAACGATAGTGTGAAATATGAATATTACAGAAATAGAAACGATGAAAAAGGCGATTGAATCCATGCCCAAGAAGAATCAGGTAGAAGTTCTTAAGATTCTGAGTAAAAATCTATGCAAAATCAATGAGAACAAAAGCGGGGTATTTGTGAATTTGACCTTTTTGCCCCCTCCTGTGTTAGATGAAATCCGCGACTTTATTAAATACGTGAAAGAGCAGGAAGAGTCTCTAAATACAGCCGAGTATCAAAAGACCTTTTTCAAGAATGAGTTTTTTGCAAAAGTAGATAAAGAGGAGACGCCACTATACTATAGTCAATCTTCTTGAAGATTTTCATAAAATCAATATGTCTGCCTATTTGAATGAGGTCTTTTATCATAAAGATGTCATTTCCAGTCCCACGATGGGGATAAAATTACTATCGGAATTTATGCTTCTAGCAGATGACCGAACTGCATTTTTATCAAGGGTTGATAAGAAAGATCCAATAATGGATGAAAAAGGACAGCAAGAAGAAAAGGAAAACGATAGACAAGCCAGAAAAGAAGACCCCGTGGATCGTGATGACGGATTCATCTGGCCACGACAGACCGATACCCTCTTTTGGTGTATCTTTATCATTGCCCATGGATATAATGAATATATGCAAGTGGGACGTAATTATGGAGTGCGTGAACTTGCCGAAAAACAGCGGGTCTTGGAATTTATCAAGACGCATCGGGCAGAAATGAAGGCGACCAACATTCGTATGACAAATATCGCGATTCAGGAGATTCAGTCCGAATTGATGACGAGTCAGCGCGATACGAGTATGATGGCACTGGTCGCATTGGCTGTCTATTATCGTGTGAATTTGATCATTATGGGAATCAATGAAAAATGTATGATGGAGATCCGGTCTTCTGCAGATGATGAGGGGATTCCCACCTATTTGATTCAAAAGATGGCGCAGGGTAAATACAAGATTCGGCCGGAGAATTTATCGCGAACGCGGATGGAGTCTTTGCGACGAGAAGTGGTTCCGCTGCATTCGTTTGAGAAGCCGTTGGCACCGATGTCGGCATTTAAGGTTGCCGATTTACAGGAATTGTATACGAAATTGGGATTCTCGGATACAAAAAAGGTGGGGAAGGCGGAGATGTATCGGCAAATAGGAGAAATCTGTAAACTAGACTAGGTCGCCATAAAAATTGATTATAAAATCAGATAAAAATATGATTTTATATTATACACCTCACTAAATACTATTATAATGAATCATACAGGCCCCAAAGATTCGCTCCTAGTCCAAAAGGAGCGAGACACCAAAGAAGCCTTTCATAACATTGTCTCCGCCTATTTAGCAAGTAATCCCGTTCTCCAAACCCATGGCAAAATCAGCGAATTAGAGGTCAGGTTCTCTTCCAACCCGAAGTTGTCCCGGCCGATTTCCAAGATTGACTATGATAATGTTGTAAAACAGCTTTACTCTTGTGGTTTCGTTCCCGATAATGAAAATGGCTACCAGATTCTCCGTATTAACAACGAATACATTGACGAAAAGACGGGTATTACCAAGATGAGTAATATTCGTGCTGAAGTTGCTGGGGCGGATTTAATACAAGAATATTGCCGGACTAACGATCTAAAGAAAGTCATGGACATGCCATCCACCGTATTCAATAAACTCAAATTCACGCAGAAAATGACACCGAAAGACAACGCAGGGAATTTGATGCGACCCGTGGATAATCCCGACTTTAACTTTCGTGTTTCTTATCAGCACGAAATAGAATACAATACGGGTGCGCGAATTGCCAAAGAAATCATAGGCCGATGGAATGATTCCAAGAAGACGTTTCGCTGCCTCAATCGTGTCCGGTTCTCCCATCCTGATATTCCCATCTTCGCCGATATCAGTATTGTCAAGCGGTCTCGGACGGCAAACGGTGTTCCCGTACCTGCCTATACCATTCAGGAAGCCGGGGTCTTTGATAATATAGAGGCCTATGAGATTGAGCTGGAGGTGGATAATAAACGCGTCGGCCTCGGCACCACTTTTGACCTGGCCCATCTCTTGGATGCCATGAAAAAGATGATTCGGAATATCCTCTCTGCCCTCCAGGGTTCCAAATATCCCATTTCTTTGACGGAAAAGACCCAGGTTCTCCACGAATACATGCGACTATTATATGGAAAGGACACGCAGATTCCTCATCGTATCACCTCCCACTATTTCATCGGCCCCTCATCGTATACTCTGCAAATAGACAATGTGGTGGACCCCGAGTCAGCGACGACAAATAAGGCTGTCCCCAATATTCGGTCAAACTACACGGTCACTGATAAGGCTGATGGTGAACGTCGGCTTCTCTTTATAACCGAGACTGGAAAAATCTATATGATTGACACGAATATGAATGTCCAGTTCACTGGAGCGGTGACCGGTGAGAAGGCCTGTTTCCATAGTATTCTGGACGGAGAATATATCAAGACGGATAAGACGGGACGATTCATCAATTTGTACGCCGGGTTTGATGTCTATTATGTCAATAAAAAGTCCGTGCGCGAAATGCCTTTTATGACCATGGACGAGGAGACTGCGCCTAGGTTCCGTGCATTTCACTTACGTACAATCATAGATATGATCAAAGCCGAATCCGTCTTGAAAAAGGGTGGAAAGCCCGAAAAGACCGATTTTCGCATAGAATGCAAGACCTTTTATATGAACATGGATAAAGAGTCATCTATTTTCTCCAAATGTTCGGATATTCTGTCACGGGCCGACGACGGTAATTTTGAGTATAATATGGACGGTCTCATATTTACTCCGGCGAACACGGGTGTGGGAAGTAATCGGGCGGGCGTCGCAGGAAACCTAGAAAAGATGACATGGACGGAATCGTTCAAGTGGAAGCCCCCAGAATTCAATACGATTGATTTCCTAGTAAAGGTGAAGCAGGATAAATCGGGGCGCGATGAAATCCATAGTATTTTCCAAGAGGGAAAAAGTCTCACCGGGAACCAAGAGGTAGTCCAATACAAAACCCTCGTCCTACATTGTGGATTTGATGAGAAGAAACATGGTTTCTTGAACCCTTATCAGGATGTTTTGGACGGAAAGTTTGGGCATAGTTCATCGGGTCTGGATCGCGAGGAGGGATACCGTCCTGTACCGTTCCAGCCCACCGATCCTTATGATGAAATGGCCTGCCTATGTAATGTTCATCTGAAAAAGGAGGGCGTCAATCAATTCATGTTCACCGAAGAAGAGGAATATTTTGAGCAGGACACCATTGTAGAGTTCAAATATGTCGCGGAAAATGAACCCGGTTGGAAATGGGTTCCTCTTCGTGTCCGCTATGACAAAACCGCGGAACTAAAGGCGGGTCTCAAAAACTACGGTAACGCTTATCATGTCGCCAATAGTAACTGGCATTCCATCCATCATCCGATTACAAAGGCGATGATAATGACCGGTGAAAATATTGTTGAGCAGGCAGTGAACGAAGATGTGTATTACGCGCGTTCCACCAAAGAATCCAACACAGATGGCCTGCGTAATTTCCATAATCTCTATGTCAAAAAGATGCTTATTATGGGGGCCTCATCTCGTGGGAATACGCTGATTGATTATTCGGTAGGAAAAGCCGGCGATCTCTCCAAATGGATTGCATCCAAGCTGTCATTCGTCTTTGGTGTAGATATCAGTCGCGATAATATTCATAACACCAATAACGGTGCCTGCGCCCGCTATTTGAATGAGCGTAAGCGACACCATGATATTCCCGGCGCACTCTTCGTCGTCGGAGATAGTGGTCTCAATATCCGCTCAGGTCAGGCATTCTCTTCGGAAAAAGACAAACAGGTCGCTCGTGCGGTCTTCGGAACGGGGCCGAAAGATGCGGGTGTACTCGGTCATGGCGTCTATTCACACTACGGTATTGCGCAACAGGGATTTAATGTGAGCTCCTGTCAATTCTCTCTCCACTACTTCTTTGAAAACGAGAGAACCCTACATTCCTTCTTACGAAATCTGGGGGAATGTACTCGCCTGAATGGCTATTTCGTGGGAACCTGTTATGATGGCCAGACGGTTTTCAATATGTTGAACGGCAAGGCGAAGGAGGAAGGCATTACGATTCTGAGTAACGGGACCAAAATCTTTGAAATGATCAAGATGTATGATGAGACCGGCTTCCCCGAAGATGAATTATCTCTTGGATACGGCATCAATGTCTATCAAGAGACCATCAATCAATATATTCGCGAATTCTTGGTGAATTTCAAGTATTTGGTACGGATGATGGAGAATTATGGGTTCGTGTTGGTGGAGAAAGCCGAGGCTATAAAGATGGGACTTCCCGATGGCACCGGTATGTTCCTGGAACTCTATAATGCAATGGAAAACGAGAATAAGCTTACCGCAGGGGGTGGAAACAACCATTCCGGGAAATACGGCAAGGCGTCTCTAATGACACCCGAGGAAAAGCGGATTTCCTTCATGAATCGCTATTTTGTTTTCAAAAAGGTCCGTAATGATGTGGATTATGCTCGGCTGGCTCGGTTTGTAACAGAGCATGAAAAACAAGACGCCGAAGTTACAGCGGATATTACTATGGAAAAGGATGCGGCGAATCGGATTCGCAAAGTACCCGGGAAGAAGGTCGTGTTGACAGCGTTTATACCTTACGAAGAGCCTGGGGCGAAAACAGAGGTGCCGGTTTTAGTCACGAACATTCCTACCTATGGTGAACCGATGAAGCTGAAAATTAAAAAGAGAAAGTAAACGAAACAACAAAGAAAGCAAAGAAAATAGATATAAACATTGGTTCACGTTTATACCTATCGTATCCATTTTACAAAATTATTGAAATTATTTATAAAAAATGACCTATTTTTTATTGCCCCGTACTGGGCATAGTATTCAACAACATATTCAATGCATTGGTGGTGAGGAAATCCCTCCCATAAAAATATCGCACTCCTTATCCACATATTTGTATGATATCAAACATAAGCTGACAACTTATGAGCGAGAATGGGACACCTATAAAAAATACACCAACCCATACGAATACATTCATACGACGGTTCCGTATCAAAAACGTTGTGTCTCTCTGCATAAACCGCTATCCCGATCCTTTTTCAAGATGATTGAGATGATCCACATGTTTCGCCTATGTGATATCGGGCATCGGGGTGGCGTTCCGCCTCCGCCGGGATTTGAACCGAGTATTCGGAGTTTCCACTTGGCCGAAGGGCCGGGGGGATTCATTGAAGCCCTAGCTAATATTCGGAATTGTAGCCGCGACCAATATGTAGGCATGACACTTATTAGTGACGAAAATGATCCGAATATACCCTCATGGAAAAAGACGGAGTCGTTCTTGAAAAGGAATCGCAATGTGGTCATTGAAACGGGTTCCGATGGGACGGGTAATATCTTATCTTGGGCGAATTTTCAGCATTGTAAGGAAAAATACGGTGGGGCGATGGATATTATTACAGCCGATGGTGGGTTTGATTTTTCGGCGGATTTCAATAAGCAAGAGGTGAATATTACGCGCCTTTTATTTGGACAGATTTGCTATGCGATTGTCATGCAGAAGGTGGGCGGATGCTTCGTTTTGAAAATTTTTGACTGTTTCAATCAGCACACGGCGGATATGTTATATATTTTGTCGTCTTTTTATGAAAAGGTCTATGTCACGAAACCACAGACGAGTCGGTATGCGAATTCTGAAAAGTATGTAGTCTGTAAAGGGTTTTTTGCGAAGAGTGTGGAACGGTTGGAAGCGGCATTCTTCAAAATGCTTGGTTTGACTGACGCGGCATATATTACGCGATTCTTGGATATTCCGGTACCCCACTATTTTATGAATAAAATAGATGACTTGAATTCGGTTCTCGGACAGCAACAGATTGAGAACATTCATTATACGCTTTCACTGATTGATTACAAGCATAAATATGATAAGATAGAGTCTCTAGTTAAAACGAACATACAGAAGTGTATTCATTGGTGCATGAAGTATAATGTGAAATTTCATACGTTTCAGGTGGAGGAAGGGAGGGAGGTTACTTTTTAGCGGGGAGGTCTTGTTGTAGGGCCTACGGTTGGGCAAGCAAAATTTCCAGAAGCATCTTTATTAATATTATAAAGATTATTAGAATTCATTGTACATTTGGTAAGATCAAACGTTGGATTAACACGTCCACTTTGTCCAGTTCCTGACTTACATCCTACTATAATAGAAGATAAGTTTCTTTGGCCAATTGCTGAATTTGCACTTGAAGTATCAATTGCACAATTTATTCTATTCAAATTTTCTCTGTCTATTTTAAGCGATGCGAATGCTCTATCACTTGTTAATTGTTGAGCCACACAATTAGGGCCGGACACACCATTTATACTTCTACCATAATCATATATATATGCACTACCAACAGAATCAGCAGTACATATCCCTTCCACAAATTGTTCCTTGTCCCCCATCAAATATCGCACCACCGAAAACACAATAATACCTATCACTGCGACCAAAAGAATAACCACAACCGGTCGTTTTAGAGATTTTGAGATTTTCATGATTTAAAAAGAATCGGATAAATATATATATAACATATATATTTATGTCTGCACTATTAGGTCATAACGAACGAGCCAATATTCAATGGAAGGGCAAAACTTTTTCACAGGTAACAAGCATAATACTAAAAAATCAGAATACGGAGATTCCGCGTGATAATCGTAATTTCTTCCGTAGTCAGCCCCTAAAGATTTATCGCCGCGAAATTGCCACCGCTGGTTTACCAAGTCACTCTACTGTTCGGTGCAATCCCCGAACATCCGCCAGCATTGACGTCATGAATCGCCCCGGCGGATCCATCGTGAACTCAAACGGTCCTACTATAGACGCTAAAGGTTTAGCCAATACCCTGGATTTCCATCTAACGAACAACACAACAGAACTCCCGGGCGCATGTTCTAATGATAGCTGCGTCTTTAATTCTCCCGCTGAAAACGCCCGCCGTCGTGTTCGCAGCGCCGGCATGATAAAGCGCCAGTTTGATATTTCCAAAAACAACGATACCTATTGCACGAACACGAACCAATATTTGACCAATCGCAACCGGAGTTTCCATCAGAATCAATACAACTTTATTCGCGTCGGAAATGCTCAGGTAAAACCAGGCGATGCCCTCTCCGTCGGCAATGTCTATTCACCCAACGGAATCAATCATTGTCAAGGATTTACATTCGCTGCGAGTACAACTTTCCAGTACCAGTGGCTTGACGCGAATTATTACACTGTTACAATACCCGCAGGTTCCTATAGTTTTGATGATGTGCGACAACTCTTTTTGAAGACCATGGATAATAATTTCCACTACTACAGATCCAAGGTTACCAAGTCCCATATCCATTTGTTGGACATGGCATATAACTCTTTTTATAATAATATTGAATTACAGGTAACAATGGGAGGACCTGATAGTATTTTCAGTGAGATCATGTATTCCATGCCGGTTGATAGTACAAACTCCAAGGTTACTACATGGACGACACCCATAATCAATGTTATGCCTGGTTTCAAAATTCTCGCGAATACATTGCAAAATGCAACCGGGTTTGCTGCTGGTAATTATCCGGCCAGAAATATAGAATTTGACTTGAACAATACTATGGTTTCCAATTACACAGTAGGTCAACCCACTATTTTCACTTCCAGCCAGAAACCTGGACTCAAACCCCTTTATGTACCCATCTATTACAAACCCAGTAATCCCCAGTTTGCCACTCAAGGTGGAGTCTCTGCCAGTTCTTTCACTTCCCGTGCTCGCTATGATGCTATTACGAAAAATGCAAGTGTTTTTTATAGCACTTTGGGTAAAGAAGTCGGCAATGCTTTGGCCTATGGTGTTCCCGAAAATGGTTATACAGTGAAGGATAAGATAGGGTATCCCAATATCCGGGTGCCGAAATTTTCCAAATATTCTACGGATTTCCAATGCACACTAATGAGTCCTCTTATGACTCGCCAAGTTACTGGATAGACGATAAAAAATATCTATATGCGAAAATTATATAGATATTTGGCCCGATTCATCTTCATCGGAAAGAAATCATGAATATTGTTTTGGACTTTTCCCATTATGAACCCGAATCTATCTTTTTTTTGGAACCCAAACAGAATATTATTATGGATGGCACTTTTTCCAAAATCGTCTTTTCCAATGAATTTTTCGCATTGAATGGGCTGTTTTTTTTCCTACCGATTCAGCATCAGACAATTGATTGTTATATCAACAAATATGTAATGAAATTCTATCCGTCGGCTAGTGCAAATATCCCCATTGTCCAGCAATTATCCAAAATAGAATATTCCATCATTGAGTATTATAAGGAGATTCATCATTGTAAGAAGCGGACCTCGTGTATTTTGACCAAACAATTGTACTCGGGGAATTTGAAGATTTTCAAAGATATGGTTTCCGGGAAACCCCGATCCAATTCTGCTAATAAATATATCATAAAAATAGCAGGAATTTGGGAAACACACGAAGAGGTGGGTATTACCTACAAAGTGATGGAATGCTTTTAGGTTAAGGTCTCTAGCTGCTATCTCTATTCGTGGATAAATGAAATTCGTCCACGAATAGAGATTAAAACGCAGAAATAAATTGCGGTATATAATATATACTAAGATATGCGTGTGGCTTTTATCACAGGGATAACTGGCCAAGACGGTTCTTATTTAAGCGAATTGCTTTTGTCCAAAGGTTATACTGTATGGGCCATTTTACGTCGGTCTTCTTCAATTAATACTGCGCGAATTGATCATTTATTCCATAATGAGCGTCTCGTATTCCGCTACGGCGACCTAACAGATGGTATTTCTATCAATAAGATTCTCACTGAAATCAAACACAAGTATTTTGCGAATGAATTGGGACCGGATGATCGCCTTGAAATCTATAATTTGGGTGCCATGAGCCATGTCAAGGTATCCTTTGATGTTCCCGAGTATACCGCCGATGTGGATGCCGTCGGAACCCTCCGTCTTCTGGAGATCATCCGTAGTTTAGAACTAGACTCTATTATCCGTTATTACCAGGCCTCCACATCTGAACTCTATGGAAAGGTGGTGGAAGTCCCCCAGACAGAGACCACACCTTTCTATCCACGATCCCCCTATGGTGTAGCGAAATTATACGGTCATTGGATCACGAAAAACTACCGCGAATCCTATGGTATGTTCGCCTGTTCGGGTATTTTGTTCAATCATGAATCACCACGGCGTGGCCCCACCTTTGTAACGAGAAAAATAACCATCGCCCTCGGCAATATTTGCAAGGGAGTGCAAGATAAGTTGGTGCTGGGTAACTTGGATGCCAAGCGTGATTGGGGACATGCGCGTGATTATGTGGAAGGTATGTGGCGTATTTTACAGCATGACGAGCCCGAGGATTTTGTTTTGTCCACGAATGAATTCCATAGTGTACGCGAGTTCGTGGAAAAGGCATTTGCGCTACGAGGCTTTCAGATTGCTTGGCGAGGCTCGGGATTAGATGAGGTGGGGTATGATGTTCTAACGGGACGCGAACTGATCGTGGTTTCTGAGAAATACTATAGGCCATGTGAGGTGGAGGAGCTCTTGGGAAATTCACAAAAAGCGCGAACTATTTTGGGATGGCTTCCTGCGACTTCGTTTGATGACTTGGTGAAGGAGATGGTGGAGGCCGATGCATAAGTTTACGGCCGATGCATAAGTTTACTGCCGATGCATAAGTTTACTGCCGATGCATAAGTTTACTGCCGATGCATAAGTTTACTGCCGATGCATAAATATCTAAAACACCAATTGCTCCAGACAATAAATATCAAATTCCAAGCCATTCAACAAATAATACGTTTCATCTTCATTTGCCCATATTTTGTTTTCGCGTGTGAATTCCGCGAAAACCGTTTCCAGATAATGCAAGTCTATTTTTAATTTTTTCAATTCCTGTTCATATCGTGTAATCACGGAAACCACTGCATTTCCGTGATTACATTTTGCCAGGCTCTTCAAATCTTTTTCCACGTTTTTGATTTGGAGTTTTTTCATATAATACATTCGCCAATGATTACGAATGCATCTTACTTGTTGGTCGGTCAAATGGTTCATTTTGATAATAATTTATCTTGTTTCAATGATTTGTGAAATCTGTAAAAAAGGTCTTCAATTTTTTAATTTGGTTTGATTTTTTTGTTGTCTTGAGGGATAGACAAGAGATCGCTTTCGCCACAGGGTCCACAGTGGTCTTCATTAGACCAATCTACCTTTTTCCCAGTTTTTACATAACATTTTTCAATATTCCATCGCCCAAGAGTCGGCTTAGGTTTCTCCGGAATGAATCGTCTAATAATATTTATCAGGAATCGCATAAATATTATAGTAACCGAGTATTATCTAAATCATTTCCCAAAACAAACAGGGGACGTTTACTTTCTGGACTTGCGTGTTTTGTCCTTCTTCACATAGCCGAACTTGCCCTTCTTGGCAAAATAGCCGGCCTTCTCCAATCGCTTCTCCTTCTTCGCCGTCTTATGCTTCAATGCGCTTACAATACGACCATGCTTGTTCATCATAAGATGTGACTTGGTAAGGTTACCACTGGTCTTGTAGACGGTTCCATGGTAAACCTGCTGGCGGGAGCCAATCAGATTCTTGTAGGTCTTTCCCTTAATATGGTAAGTGCCGTCTTCTGAACGAACGGGTCTCTTCATTTATATATTCATGGGATAAAAAAAACTATGGCAAATAGAGATTGGATTTTGTTTTTCCTAAAGATATATGTGTTTGTTATCCTTGAATTACCGGTGGTGTATAATTAATATTAGTAGATATTATTATATTGTTATCATGTGTCGCATTATATGCAATACCAATTTTGGGTTTTGAATTATTGATAAGCTGCGAATAACGCATGGCTTTACTAATATGTGGGTTATTTCCGCCCGTTTTCAACTTATTATAACCAACCATGTTTTGGCATGCTTTCTTATCATTACAATACTTGATTATGTTGAACATTTCTCTAGCGTTATACTATCATATCAGAGAAAAATACGAGACCCCCCTGAAAAAATTGAATCCGAAAAATGGTGAAAAAGGAACATTATTATACAACTCCTTTCTTGTCTTGAACCATGGATCTCGCCCAACAATATCAGCAAAAGACCGATAAACAGCATATCGTGGATAATCCCGATACTTATATTGGTTCCGTTGAGAAAGTAGATGCCGAACTCTGGGTCTACGACGAACCCACCCAGAAAATTGTTCTGCGTCCTATCCACTACATTCCCGGTTTGTACAAACTCTTTGACGAGGGTATTGTGAACTGTCGCGACCATGTTATCCGTATGATTCAACTCGCTTCCGAAAACAAAAAAGTCGTCACCCATATTGATATTGATATTTCCGCCGATGGAACCATCACCATGACAAACGATGGAAATGGTATTGACGTCGCGAAGCATCCCGAGTATGGAATCTGGATTCCCGAGATGATCTTCGGCCATTTGCGCACTTCCACGAATTACAACAAGGACGAAAAAAAGATTGTCGGTGGTAAGAATGGCTTCGGTTTCAAGCTCGTGTTGATTTGGTCCGAGTATGGTAAAGTGGAAACCGTGGACCATGTCCGTGGCCTCAAATATGTCCAAGAGTTCAAGCGGAATTTGGATGAGATCTGCCCGCCTGTTATTACCAAGGTCGCTGCGAAGAATCCCTATACCAAGGTCACTTTCAAACCGGATTATCGCCGTCTCGGGCTCGGGGGGTTAGATGCCGATATGCTGGCTCTCCTCAAAAAGCGCGTCTATGATATCGGTGCCGTTACCGACCATTCCGTCAAAAAAATCAAAATCAAC